CCGCCCCGCTGGGGCTGACCCTGCCGGTCCCCCTGCACGTGCAGTTCGTCAGCCTGCTGATGGGTGCGGCCACCGTGCTGCTGGGCGTGGTCTACCTGGTGTCTCCGCCGGCCACTGGTCCCGCCCGACCGGTGTCCACCGTGGAGTACCTGACCCCCATCCTGGCGTGGGCGATGGTTGCCAGCGGCGCGTGGGTGATCCTGGCAACGATCGCGCGTGCGGCGCGGTCCAGCGCGCACGGCGTGGCTGCTGTGGTGCACCTGACGTACTGCGCCGGGCTGGTGGTGACGTTCGTGGAGCTGCAGCCGTTCAGGGTGACGGTGGTCAGCATCCTGTCCGTGTTCGCGTGGATCGCGCACGGCGGTGCGTGCATCGACTACTGGAAGCGCGGGTGGAAGTGACGACAGGGGGAGCACGTGATGGACGCGGCACTGGTGACCGCCTGGTGCACGGGGGTGGGCGGGATCATCGGAGCGTTCACGCTGCTGGTGAAGGTGATCACCACACGTCCCCGGCTCCCGGTGGCGGAGGAGGTTCTGCTGCGGCTGGGGGAGCTGGAGGACGTGGTGCTGCTGACGGCCAGCTACGTCCACACGGAGCGCACCCGGGCGGCGGCGCACGGATACACGATGGCGGACCCGCCGGAGCGCCTGCTGGCGCTGCTGGGGGACCCGGACGCGCCGCCGGGACAGCGCCGGCGCACGGACCGGCCGTCCTCCCCGCTGGTGACCGTGCCGCCCCGGCGCCGGTGAGCAGCCGTGGGTGAGCACGACGCACCGGACAGCACTGGTGGCTGGCTGGAGCGCTGGAAGGCCGCGGAGCCGGTCCGGCTGTACCTGGGCACCGTGGCTGCGGCCGTCATCGTGCTGGCGGTGGCGGCCGGGTGGATCACGCAGGAACTGGCGGTGGCCATCGCTGGCGTGGTCGGGGCGGTGCTGATGCTGGGCGTGGGGTGGTGGCCGGTCCGGAACACCGTGTACTCCCCGGCCAGCGTGGACAGCCTGCTGGATCAGCAGCACGTCGTCTCGTACGAGCACGGCGCGGAGGACATGCTGGTGCGGGAGCTGGGCGGACCCGCGCCGGTGCCGCCCACCATCCAGCTGCCGGCACAACTGACGGGCCCGGACACCGCGCCCCGGGACACACTGCGCGCCTGCGTGTTCATGGATGAGCACGGCCGGCGGTGCACACTGCGAGAGCACCCGCGCCGTCTCCCCCACCAGCTGGAGGACGCCGCGGCGGAGTAGAACAGCAGGACACCGGAAGGGACCGCGGGCACCACCCGCGCCGGTGGCAGGACCCACGACGAACACCCCTGGAGGAGAGATGGACGACGCAACCCCCACGCAGGTGGAGCAGGACCTGGCCAGCTCCCTGCGGCTGACGGCGCAGGAGCTGGCGGAGGCGAACCGGAAGCTGGACGCCGCCCGGCGCATGGTGACGGCGCGCGTGCAGTCGATGGACCGGCAGGCGCTGAGCCACGGAACCGCGGCCGTTACGTACGTCCGTCAGCAGCGGGAGCGCACCGCCGCGGAACACCTGCGCCTGCAGGCGGAGGCGCAGGACACCGCCCGGGAGCTGCGCCTGGTGCTGGACGTGCTGGCGTGAGCGCCCCCGGCGGGACGCTGGAGGAGCTGGCGTACACGTACGCGCGCAGCGTGCACCGGGGGAACACCGGGCTGGCGGAGTGGTGCGCCTATCGGCTGGACAGCGCGCAGGCGGCGGAGCGTGGCCGGCTGGAGTCCGTGTCCGCGCTGGCTGACGCGGCCGCCTGGTACGCGCAGGAGGGGCTGCCGGTGTTCCCCCTCTCGCCCGGCACGAAGCTGCCGCTGCCGAAGCGGCTGGACTGCTGCTGGGGGTCGCACCAGCGCGGGTGCCTGGACGCGCTGACGAACCTGCAGGCGGTGCAGCACTGGTGGACCGCGCACCCCACGGCGAACATCGGGCTGGCCACCGGCCACGTGGTGGACGTGATCGACGTGGACGGGCCGGCGGGGTGGCGCAGCTGGCTGGACGGACAGGACTGGCCGGAGGTGCTGGGCAGCGTGTCCACACCGCGGCCGGGCGGGGTGCACCGGTTCATCCGGCGCACTGGCCGCGGGAATGGGCAGAAGATCGCGCCCGGCGTCGACTACAGGGGCGCCGGCGGGTACGTGGTCGCACCCCCGTCCTGGGTGTCCACGCCGGAGTACAGCGGCCGGTACCAGTGGCTGACGCCGCTGCGGATGCCCACACGCTGATGGGTGACCAGGGGGAGCAGATGCAGCAGCCGCCGGCGGTGGCACCGGTCCGGTTCATGGAGGCATGGACGGAGCGCCAGCAGGGGGTGCCGCAGCCAGCCACTGGTGCGCCTCCGGTGGTGCGCAGTCCGCGGCCGCGGTACGTGGAGGCGGCGCTGGCCGGCGAGACGGAGGCGGTGCGCACTGCGCCGAAGGGTCAGCGGAACGGCCAGCTGAACACCTCCAGCCTGAAACTGGGGCGGCTGGTGGGCGCCGGGCTGCTGGAGGAGGACGTGGCCGTGCAGTCGCTGACGGAGGCGGCCGCAGCGTCCGGGCTGACGAAGGACGACGGGCCGCGCAGCGTGCAGAACACCATCAGCTCCGGCATGCGCGCCGGCGTCCGGACGCCGCGGGACCCGGGGGAGGCGCAGAACACCGGGCAGACGGCGGACGTGCGGCCGGTGCGGGAGCTGGCGCTACCGGGCACCGGCGGGATCTTCCCCACCCCGACCGGTGACCCCGGCAGCGCCGCCACGGTACAGGCGGACCTGGTGGCCGGGTACCTGCAGCCGGCGGGGAGCTACCTGCGGTCCCTGCCGGAGAAGCCGGAGCCGGTGTGGGGCGCCGGGGACACCATCCTGTGGGCGCAGGGTGAGGCGCTGATGATCGCGGGCAGTCCCGGGCTGGGGAAGACGACGCTGGCCGGCCAGCTGGTCCGCGCCCGTCTCGGCTTCCAGCGCTCCGTGCTGGACATGCCAGTGCTGGAGGGGGAGGCGCGGCTGCTGTACCTGATGATGGACCGCCCCCGGCAGATCGCGCGGCGCCTCATGCAGCAGTTCACGGCGGAGGAGCTGGAGCAGCTGGACGAACGCATGGAGCTGGGCGTGGGTCCCCCGCCGAAGGACCTGGCCAGGAACCCCGACCTGTTGACGGAGCTGTGCATGGCATCCCGGGCGGACACCGTGGTGGTGGACTCCCTGAAAGACGCGGCCATCGGGCTGGTGGAGGACGAAGTGGGCGCCGGCTGGAACCGGGCGCGGCAGCTGGCGGTGGCCGCCGGCGTGCAGGTGCTGGAACTGCACCACCTGGTCAAGCGCGGCGCGAACGGGAAGGACCCGGAGACGCTGGCGGACGTGTACGGCTCCGGCCACCTGACCAGCGGCGCCGGGTCGGTGCTGGTGCTGCTGGGTGACGCCGGCTCCCCGCTGGTGCGCGCCAAGCATCTGAAACCGGTGGCGGAGCCGTTCGGGCCGGCGGAGCTGGCGCACGATCACAGCCGCGGCGTGACCACCGTGCATCACCGGGTGAACCTGCTGGAGCTGCTGGCCATCACGCGGGTGCAGACGCCGCGCAGCGCCGCGTGCCAGCTGTTCGACACGGAGAAGCCGAAGCCGGCGGAGGTGGAGCGGGCCCGGCGGGCGCTGGAGAAGCTGGTGACGGACGGCCGTGCGGTGAAGCGTGCCGGCACCACCGGGGACCGGCCGGAGACGACGTACCACCCGCTGACTGAGCGCAGCCTGACGGAGCTGCGCATGGACACACCGGCGTCCCCGCCGGTGTTCGTGCAGGAATCCCTGGAGGAGATGGACCGATGATCGACAACCTGACCACGCGCATGGAGCTGGAGGCACTGAACGCCACCCGCGCCACCCTGGAAGCGGTGGCCGACACGGAGCCGAAGCGCACGCTAACCATCCCCCGGGACCTGTGGGAGCAGATGGAGCGCCCGGCCGTGCTGTACGTGACCGTGGCCACCACCCCCAACGGGGAGGCGTGATGTATGTCTACGTGGCGTCCAGCTGGCGGAACCCCCTGCAGCCGTGGGTGGTGGAGCACCTGACAGCCGCCGGCGTCCCGCATTACGACTTCCGGAACCCCCCGGGTGGGACGGGGTTCCACTGGTCGGAGGTGGGGCTGCAGCGGAACAACGACACCAGCCCGGTGGAGGACTACCTGCAGGCGCTGGAGCACCCGCGGTCCGTGGCTGGGTTCGTCAGCGACTTCGACGCCATGCAGCGCGCGGACACGTTCGTGCTGGTGCTGCCGTGCGGCCGGTCCGCGCACCTGGAGCTGGGGTGGGCGGTGGGCGCCGGGAAGCGCACGGCCGTCCTGCTGGATGACCCGTGCACCCCGGAGCTGATGTACCGGATGGTGGACCACCTGGCGCCCGACATGGGCAGCCTGATGACGTGGCTGCAGGGACTGCCGGAGCCGGCGCCCGGGGAGCGCAGTTGCGTGGAGTGCGGCTGCACCGACGACGCCGCGTGTGCCGGCGGCTGCTGGTGGGTCAGCCTGAACCCCCTGGTGTGCAGCGCCTGCACGCCGGCGTCCGGGCTGGTGCTGTGATGGAGGACCTGCTGACGCTGCCGTGCCCGCCGTACGGGGCGCTGGTAGTGGCCGGGTCGCTGCAGGACCCGGACCACCTGCTGGTGATGGCTGAGCACGGCGCGAACACGGTGGCCGCATCGCTCCGCCGAGAGCAGGTGGTGCAGCTGCACGAAGCGCTCTCGGAGTGGCTGGTGGACACGGAGCCGGACCCGGACGTGCCCGGGCGGCCGCTGTGAGGCTGTTCACGCTGCGGGGTCCGGTGCTCCGGGTCCCGTGGCCGCTGGTGCTGCTGGCGTGGGGCGGCCGCGGTGCGTGGGAGGCGCTGCGGTGGCTGGCTGTGCACCTGTGGGTGGTCAGCGTGGCGTCCGCGGCGCTGGGACTGTGGTGGGTGATCAGGTCCGGGAACGGGCTGTGGCTGCTGGCGGCCGCTGGCGGCATCTGTCTGACGCTGGGAGGCGTGATGAACCTGCGGCCGCGGTGGTGGGCGCACCTGCAGGAGACGGCCGCCAGCTGGCGGCGCCGGCGCTGGTACGAACAGCGCTGGGAGCTGGCGGTGTCCAGCGCCGGACTGATCGGGGTGGAGGAGATGCCCACGCTGATCAGCCACCGGTTCGGCGGTGCGCCCGGGGAGCGGGACCTGGACGTGCTGACGGTGCGCATGGCCGCCGGCCAGCTGGTCAGCGACTGGCGCACCGCGTCTGTCCGCCTGGCCAGCACGTGGGAGCTGCAGCGACTGCGCGCCCACGCCGTCCCCGGCCAGCCACGGGACCTGCAGCTGCTGTGCCGCCGGCTCGGACTCTCGCCTGCCGCCCGGGAGCGCTGGGCATCGCGCACCAGCCAGCTGGACGTGCGACACATGGCCGGAGCGGAGGAGCCGTCCACAGCTGTGGAGGAGCCGGTGGAGGAGCTGCCGCCGGTGCCGCGGACGAAGCCGGGAGCGTTCCCCCGCACCCCGCGGAGCGCCGGCTGATGGACGTGCGAGAGGTGTGGAAGCGCCGAGAGGACCACCTGGCGTTCCGGACGTGCCCGCGGGACCAGCCGGGCGGTGCTCCCGGCCACCTGGCTGCGGACCTGGTGCACGTGGTCAGCGCCGGCCGGCTGATGTGCCTGACCCGGGACGCTGGGCTGGCGCTGGAGAGGATGGGGCGGTGAGCACCAGGCGCAGGCGGTGGTGGCAGCTCAACAGGTGCCCCCACCTGCACGTCCGTGGCGTGTACGGGGATGAGATCAACGACAGGGACGGCCGCCGGCGGTTGTGCCTGGACTGCGGCCGTGCACTGGATGGACCGCTGCCCGGGCAGGAGCTGGAGGACGACCCACACCAGGGGCTGCCCACCAGCTCCGGGTCCATCTGGCCAGGCGTGGTGTTCGGCATCGTCTTCGTGGCCGGCGTCATCGTGGCGCTGGTGTTCGCGTTCGGTGGTGCCCGGTGACCACGAAGCGCGGGGACCTGGCCATCCCGGACGGCTGGAAGGTCACGCACCACGCGTTCGTCCAGGTGCTGGACCACGCGAAGCTGGCACCGGCGGACCTGCCGGTGCGCGGGAACTGGCGCGCCATCAGCCAGGGTCCCGACAGCGGCTGGTGGCTGATGCCGTCCGACGACACCGCCCGGACGTGGCTGCAGCGCCACGGGACGGCCGCCGGCGTGCAGTCCGGGATGATCCTGGTGCACCGGCTGCGGCTGGTGCCGTCGTTCCTGCAGCTCCACCTGCCGGGGACGTGATGCCGCAGCGCTCCACGTACGCGCCCCTGGACGTTGCCTGCCCGCTGTGCCGGGCGCGTCCGGGGGCGCGGTGCGTGTCGGTGGTGATCGCGTCCCGCCCGTACCTGCGCCGGCCGCACGCGGACCGGGTGACGGCCGCCCGCATGGCGGAGGAGCGGCGCCAGCACCCCCGCCCCCCGTCCTACGTCTCCGACGCGTGGACGTGCCCGGCGTGCGGCCGCAGCTACTGGCCGCCGGCGGAGTGGGAGCCGGAGGTGTGGCTGGCCGCGAAACGGGCGGCGCAGCTGGAGCACGGCGCCCGACACCAGCAGGAGCGCGCCGACGCAGCCAGCCACGGGCGGCCGCTGTGATGGACGACGGGCCGGCGCCGGCGGGCATGTGCGTCCAGCTGTGGGGTGGACCGGAGGACGGCGCCACCGTCTACGTGCCGCCGGGCCCGGCGCCCCTGCTGGTGGGGGTGCACCGGATGGCGGACGGCGCGCTGGTCCCCATCCGCGGCCGCAGCCTGGACCGGGAGCTGGCGCACGTGCAGGTGTACGAGCGCGCGCACCCCGCCTGGGTCCGCCTGCTGCTGCCGGGCTGGCGACGTGGGTACGGGCGGCCGCTGTACGTGCACCGGGAGCTGCTGGAGCGCTGGACGGCGCAGGGGTCCGGGTGAGCTCACACGGTGCATCACACGGACCACACGCTGGACCACACGCACCCCACGGTCCCGGCGTGTCGTGTCCGCGTGTCGGAGCTGTCAACCGCATAACCGCAGGTCAGGAGGGGGTCACGCGCGTGTGGACCCCCGACCACACGCAGAACCCCACGCGTCGTCACGCCAGCCAGGTAACTGCAGGTCAGGACCACACGGTGGACCACACGGACCACACGCACGGACCACACGCTGGCACCCCCCCTACGGGGGGGAGGGGTGCCAGCAGTGACCCCCGGCCGTGACAGGAGGAGGAGGAGATGGCGCTGACCCGAGAGCCGCACAACCGCTGCGGCGCGGACACCATCGCTGGCTGGAGCGGGAACGGTCGCAGCTCCGGCTTCCAGGTCCGGGTGGATGCACAGCCACTGACCCCGGAGCAGGAGCTGCTGCTGATCCTGGCCGGCCGCAGGACGTGGACCCTGCACACCGTGGCCGATGAACTGCACCCCCGACCTGCACGCGTCATCAGGCAGCGACCAGCGGGGAGCACCCCCCGGCAGACGGTGCACCCCGATCACGTGTGCACCCCCCCTCCCGGAAGGACCCGGGCATGACGCAGACGCAGGACCCCACCGCCACCCCCCTCCCCTCCCCGGCCATGCGCACGGGGGAGGAGCAGCAGGCGCAGGAGGTGGCGATGCTGGTGCAGCAGATGCTGGCGCCTGACGGGCTGGTGCACGGCTGCGGGTGCGGGGTACCCCACCCCCACCGCCCCTCCGCCCTAGACACTGATCCGGCCAGGTGGCGGCGCATCCGCACTGCGATCCTGGACAGGGACAGGCGCAGATGCCAGGTCCCCACCCCCACCGATGCAGACCCCACTGCCGTGTGTGGTGCTCACGCCACCGTGGCCGGGCACGTGCTGGCCAGGGTGCTCGGAGGGTGTGACAACCCCCGGAACCTGCGGGCGGAGTGCAAGCCGCACAGCAGCACGGACGGCGCAGCACAAGGGCACGCGCTACGCGCCGCGGCTGCCGCCATCGTCCGTGCGCAGGGACAGGGTGCGGCCGCTGACCATGATCGTTTTTCTGACGGGGGTCGCCAGCAGGACCCCGCAATGAACAAACCGCGCGCGCGCCCGGGGTCAGCCGACGATCCGGAGGAGGAGGGGGGCGCCGGGCGGGGTGATCGTCAGTCGGGGGGTGGCGCTGACTCCGATCGTTCGGACGCGGCGCGGAGGGCGGATGCTTCGTCCGCGGCGCTGATCCGGGTGGCCGGGCCGGAGGACCCCTGCTGGGACGTTCCCTGGCTGGAGGAGCTGCGCAACGTCCCGGAGAACGCCAGCTGGCCGCGGCTGATGACGGTTCCGCACCCGGACGCCGTGGGGAGCTACGGCGCGGAGGTGGACCGGCAGTACCAGCGCCGGACCGGGAAGCAGCTGCGATGGTGGCAGCGACTGGTGAACGCACGGCTGCTGGAGCACGACGCGCGTGGCCGGCTGGTGTGGATGAAGTGGCTGCTGTCCACGGCGCGTCAGGTGGGGAAGTCCACCGACCTGCGGGAGCTGTGCTGGTGGCGGACGGAGCAGGTGGAGCGCTGGGGGGACCAGCTGGTGCTCCACACCGGGAAGGACGCCGGGATCGTGCAGGAGGTGATGCAGCCGGCCATGACGCACGCGGACCGGCTGGGGCTGGAGGTGGACTGGCGCAGCGACCGGTGGCAGATCAGGCGGGTGGAGGAGCGCCCGGCACCCCCTCCACTGGTCTGCGAGACGTGCGGAGGCGCCCCGTTCCTGTCCCCGGTGCCGGACACGCTGTGCCCGGCGTGCGGCGGCCGCGGCACGGACGAACCGATGCCACCGCTGCAGGAGCAGGGGCGGTGGATCGCGCGCACCTGGCGCTCCGTCTACGGCTGGTCCCCGGGCATGGCGGTGGTGGACGAAGCCTGGAAGGTGCCGGCGCGGGCGGTGGATGACGGCATCTGGCCCACCCTGGTGGAGCAGGTGTCCCCGCAGCTGGGGCTGGTCAGCTCCGCGCACCCGGAAGCCACCGGGCTGATGCTGGCGGAGCGGGCGCTGGCCATCGGCCAGCTGTTCTCCCCGGTGGACACCCTGCTGCTGGAGTGGTCCACGCCGGCGGACGTGCCGCTGGACAGCGTGACCGGCTGGCGGATGGCGTCCCCGCACTGGTCCCGGCAGCGGGAACACCTGATCACCAGCGCACTGCGGAAGGCGCTGGAGAAGGCGAACGACCCGGAGGCGCCGGACCCCATCGGTTCGTTCCGGGCGCAGTGGCTCAACCAGTGGCCGCAGGACGTGGAGGCACCCGTGGATCCGGACGAACTGCTGGCGACGCCGGAGGAGTGGCGCGCCTGCCTGGACCCGGATGCCGCGCCGGCGCCGGGACGCACCCTGGTGGTGGCGGTGGAGGACGACCAGGGGCGCGGTGCGGCCGCGGCCGCGGCCGCGCTGACCGCTGACGGCCGGGTGGTGGTGGGCGGATGGCTGTTCCCCACGCTGCGAGAGGCAGTGGACTGGTGCGAGGACACCGCCGGGGAGGACGGGGTGATGCTGGCCGGCGCCTCCCTGGTGGGTGGGGAGGACGAACCGATGGACCCGGAGCTGGAGGGGGTGGACCTGCCGGTGGAGCCAGCCGGCCAGGCGGAGACGCGGGACGGGCTGCCGCAGCTGCGGGCGCTGGTGCGGGGTGGCCGGCTGGCGCACGACGGCGGGGAGGACGTGTCCCGTGTCGTTCTGGCCGCTAGGGTGCGGGTCAGCCGGACCGGCGCGCTGCTGGTGCAGCAGACGGCACTGCTGCGGTGCGTGGTGTGGGCCGCACAGCGCGCGCACCGGGACAGGGACTGAGGGGGACCACGTGGCAGATGCTGACCCGATGGTGACGGAGCCGGCCGGGATGGTCGGGGACGGGGAGCTGGACCGCCGGCTGGGGTACCACCCGGCCACGGCGGAGACGATCCCGCTGTACGAGGGGAACCGGGCGGCCGCGGTTGCCTACGCGCGCCACCTGGATCGCACGTGCCCACCCGGCCGGGAGCTGGCGCTGGCGCTCACCGCGGTGCAGGAGTCGCTGATGTGGGCGAACGCGGCCGTGGCGTGTGAGCTGGCGCCGCTGGAGAACCCCGCCGGGCGCCAGCCGAACCCCCTGGTGCAGCAGATGGCGCACGACGCGCAGCTGAACACCCTGCAGATCACGGTGCAGGTGCCGGCGGACGCTGACCCGGTGGAGGCGGGGAAGTTCGCGGCCGCGGAGATCACCGCGCAGATGCGCCTGCGTGGGGACCGTTCAGCCGCTGAACAGTCGCTGACGGCGCCGCGCCAGGTGCAGGACCGGCCGCAGGCGTGAGCGAAGCGCGCGGGAAGCGGCCGGGGTTCGTCCGGCCGGAGTGGGCGGTGGCTGCAGACCAGCACCGCGCGTTCCCCCGGGACCCATCGCTGGCCGCGGCGCCGGCGAACCCCGCCAGCACGGTGGGCCCGGAGACGCCGGCGACCACGCAGCTGGCCGCCCCGGACGGCGCGGAGCCGGCGGTGGTGGAGGCGGGCAGCCTGGAGGGCGCCACCCCCACCCCTAAGGGGTTCGCGCCGTCCCCGTGGGCCGGGTACCCCTCCAGCTGGGGCACCGCCTGGGGGAACTGGTCCGGCGGTTCCGGGCTGGCGGACCCGGTGATGGGCCGGAAGGTCAGCACCGTGTTCAGCTGCGTGGAGCTCAACGCGAACGCGCTGGGGTCCATGCCGGTGTCCATCTCGGAGAACGGCCGTCCCATCGACCCCGCGGAGTACGCGTGGACGGAGAACCCTGATCCGCGCCTCTACTCCGGCTGGGATGAGTTCGTGGTGCAGTGGGCCGCGTCCATGTGGACCCGCGGGGAAGCGTTCGTCTGCACCACGGGGATGGACTGGGACACGTTCCTGCCGTCGTCGTTTATGGTCCTGGACCCGGACCGCGTGCAGGTGGAGTTCGACCAGGACGGGCTGCGCACCTTCCAGCTGGAGGGGCGCCCCCTGATGGGGCTGGACGTGCTGCACACGCGGTACATGACGCTGGCCGGCTGGCCGCGCGGGCTGTCCCCGCTGCAGGCGGCCGCCGGGAACCTCCGCAGCGCCGGCGCGCTGGAGCAGTACGGCGCGAACCTGGCCGAAGGTGGCGGCATCCCGTGGGGTGTGCTGTCCACGGAGCAGCGGCTGTCCCCGCGGCAGGCGGAGCTGGCGCGCCGGCAGTACCGGGAGCAGCGCGCGGAGCTGACCGGGGACCCGGTGGTGATGGGGTACGGGCTGAGCCTGGACACCCTGAACCTGTCCCCGCGGGACATGGCGCTGCTGGACCTGCGTGTGTTCGATGAACAGCGCATCGCGTCCGTGCTGGGTGTGCCGCCGTGGCTGGTGGGACTGCCGCAGCCGGAGGGGATGACGTACGCGAACGCCGTGTCCCTGTTCGGCTTCCACTGGCGCCGGCTCCGTCCCATCGCCAAGCGGCTGACCGCCGGGCTGTCCAGCTGGGCACTGCCGCGCGGACGGGCCGCCAGCCTGAATGCCGGGGACTACGTGCAGCCGGAGCTGTCGGAGCGCTCCGCCGCGTACCAGCGCATGGTGGACTCCGGCGCCATGCACGTGGATGAGTGGCGCGCGCTGGAGAACCTGCCGCCCCTGACAGTGCAGCAGCAGCAGGACATGGCCACGGTGCGCCCGGGCGCGGCCGCCGGCAGTGCATCGGGAGCGGTGGCGAACACCACCGTGGGCAGCGCGGTGACGCAGTGAAGGGGGACCAGCTGGTGGACACGGTGGTGGAGGCGCTGACCGGGCCGGAAGATCAGGTCCGTTCGTTCGACGCCATGCAGATGGACGTGAAGCCGGACGGGCTGGTGGAGGCGCTGGTGGTCCCGTGGGACACGCCGGCGGAGGTGGTGGAGCCGCACCTGGTGACGGGGGCTCCGATCACGTATCAGGAGCAGTTCCTGCGGGGGTCCCTGGACCGCGCCATGCGCGCACCGGGCCGGATCGGACTGGCGTTCACGCACAGCGACGCGTTCGCGGACCGTCTTGGCTACGGGGTGGAGCTGCGCGACAGCCAGGCGGGCGCGGTGGCCACCTTCCAGCTGTACCGGTCCGTGATGGACAAAGCGCTGGAGATGCTGGGCAGCAGCCACTCCGGCATGTCCATGACGTTCCGGAGCATCCGGCCGGCCATGACCACGCCGGACCGCAGCGGCCAGCTGATCAGCCGCAGCCAGGTGCACCTCCGGTACGTGGCTGCCACGGACTGCCCGGTGTACGCGGACGCGCAGGTGCTGGCGCTGCGGGACCAGGCGCAGGAGCTGGCGCAGCTGGCGGAGGTGCAGGAGGAGAAGCAGCGGAAGATGGCGCAGGCGCTGGCGCTGCTGCAGGAGCACGGCCGGGACCTGACGCCGCGGCAGGTGGAGTTCCTGGACCAGCACCGCACGCTGCTGACCGCATGACCGCCCCGGGCCCGGATGATCCCCGGCGGTTCTGGCGCGGCCTGGCCGTGGCACTGGCCGCATCCGCCCCGATGTGGTGGGGACTGGTGGAGCTGGCGCACCGGGTGGCTGGCTGAGTCCGTACCATCAGCGGCGCCGGCCAGCACCGGCATCTCCTCTCCAGGGAGACACAGTGCCCGGGTGGACCGTCCCGCGTCCCCCGGGCACTGTGGCGTCCGGGCGGTGACCTGACGTAGCCTCCCCGCTGACGCAGCGACACCACCGGCACCTGGCTGCCCGGCCACCCCGCGCGTGGACACGTGACCCATTCCCTGTCCCGCGGAGGACCCCATGCACAGCACCATCGACCTGCGGCAGCTGGCCGCCACGGACCCGCAGGCGGCCGCCGCGGTGATCCTGGAGCGCAGCTACGCCAAGCGCGGCGCCGGCGCCACCATGCGCCTGTCCCCGGCCGGCGGGGACGCCATGCTGGAGAAGCTGGTGAGCGAACGGGAGGCGTGCCTGGCGCGCGTCTCCGCCGTGGCCGCGGCCGCGGACGAAGCGAACCGGGACCTGTCCGACCAGGACACGGAGGTGATCCAGCGGGCGCAGGAGCGTGTGGCGAAGCTGGACAGCCAGATCGACCTGCTGTCGTTCGACTCCGCCATCTCCGACCGGGCCGCCGACGCGCTGCGCCGGAACAACGTGGCCGTGCCGCGGGACATGCAGACGCAGTACCGGTCCGCCGGCGCGGCGCTGTGGGACATGCTCCACCTGGACGCGCGCGGGTCGGAGGGGAAGGAGGCCCGGCAGCGGTACGAACGGGAGCTGAACCGCGCCGCGCAGCACATGGGCGTGGACGCCGCGAACACCGTCCCCGTGGCCGGCGGGCTGGGCGCGCTGGTGGTGCGCCCCGTCGTCGGGCCCGTCATCGACCCGACCCCGACCGGGCGCCCGTTCCTGAACCTGCTGGGGGTCCAGCCGATGGACTCCCCAATGGGGTTCAGCCGGCCGCGCATCTCGGACCCGAACGGTGACCAGGCGCCGGACGTGCAGGGCGCCGGCACTGCGAACGCCGGGAAGGAGAAGGCGGAGCTGGTCAGCCGCGCGTTCGACATCAAGTTGGACCCGGTGGAGACGGACACCGTGGGTGAGTACCTGAACGTCTCGGAGAAGCTGCGCAGCCTCCCCATCGGTGCCTGGAACATCATCCTGGCGCGGTTCACCAAGCGCCGGGCCCGGAAGACGGAGAAGTACGGGCTGGCGGCGCTCCGCGGTTCCACCAGCGGGGTGGACCTGGCTGCGGACGCCGGCGCGGACGACGTGTACGACGCCATCTGGGAGGCGGCGCTGCAGGTGTTCCTGAAGACGGGGGAGCTGCCGCAGTGGATCGCGGCCGGTCCCACCGGCTGGGCCCGCCTGGGTTCCCTCCGTGACGCCGCCGGCCGCCCCCTGTTCCCGACGATGGCCGCCGGCGCCAGCGTGAACAGCATGGGCCGGATGGACGCCAGCACCTTCCAGTCCACCGGGCCGGCCGGGCTGCCGCTGGCCGTGACCTACGGCATCACGGACGGCGCGTTCGTGCTGGGCAACGACGCCAGCCTGGAGGTGTACGAGTACGCGTACCCCATGCTGGAGGCGGTGGAGCCGTCCGTGATGGGGCGGCAGGTGGCCGTGGCGTCGGAGCTGGCCACGTACCGGCCGGCCACGGACGGGCTGTCCGGCGACAGCGCCACCGGCAACGGTGCGGTGATCGTCCGTCCGGCGCCCGCGCCGTGACCAGCCCGGAGCTGGAGGCGGGGATGCAGTCCTACCCGCCGGCGCTGCTGGCGGGG